TATTGGTTTCTGTGAGTTGGTCAAATGAAGCGTCCCAAGAGTCGTGAATCAAATCAAGTTCAATACTTATTCCTGCTCCTTGCACTAACTCCGCTCCTGTAAAGTCAACATTTACAATAACATCGTTAATATTTCTAGTAGTTCCTGATATCGTATATTGCCCTGCTGCTTTTGTTTGTTCTAACACTCTAAATTCAACAGGCTCACTAATAAGCTGTGTGTTGTATTCTAGTTTTAATGGCTCTCCTGTATAGTCTATTAGGTCACGTCCTTCTAAATAATTACCATACATTAAACGATTCCCCATTAAGGTTTGTGCCTTAGCCTTTAACGGTACATTATCAAACAATCTTAAAATTTCTGTATCAGCTAGTACAGTAAATATTTTACTGTTACTAAAAGTATATAAGGATTCTGTGTTGTCAGCTATACCAAGGTCAGCTTTATTAAGCTTCTCTATAACCTTAATAACGTTTGTGCTTATATCTTTAAACAATAAATCTACACCAACAACAAGTTCTCCTCCACTATTATACGTTATCTCACAAATATTCGTAGTATTTAACATACCTTGATTATTAGCTTGACCTGAACTATATTTAAAAGGACCCGGAATAAATGAGGGTGCACTAAATGGGGAGGTAGCAGAGTATTCATTATCTGCATATCTATATCTGTACCCAAAGGATACAAATCTATTTTCTAAATAATTATTTTCTCCTGCTCCTTTTTTAGGTTCAATCAAAGGAGATGTATAAGGAGGTCTTTTAATTACTAATATGGACTCTGCTGAAAATTGGTCAACAAAAGCAGCTGTTGGGTTTTCATAGTTTCTGTTAACGTTAATAAACCTAGGTGGATTAAAGTTGTCTGTGAAAAACAATAGTTCACCTACAAAGTCTACACCTAACATCAACTCTTGTTTGTTAAAGTTTAATGTTGTATTAACTCCACCACCATCATCTAAACTTATTACATGGTATGTTAGTATCTCAGACTTAGTTTCATATGATACTATCATATCACACTTTCCTGTTGGTCCTAAACCAAAGGCAGGGTCGTGCACAAACCAAAACATTCTTTCTTGCTCACCTAAAGCAAATGCACCAATGCATCGTGCTTGAGTAGAAAGCACCTCTCCATTATAAGATAAAGTAGTTAAGGATTCATTCCCCTTAGAATTTTCTACTGTACCAATCTCTGAGGCTTCAGTTGAACCTAAGCGTACATTAATAGCATCTATGTATTGACCATTAGGCAAGAGTCTTTCATCAAGACTCTTATTCATTTTACCTGCTACAAAATTTTTTTGGATGTTTGCCATTTATTTTATCCATTTATCTTTACCCCTCATATTCATTAACAATCTTCCGGGATGAATATTACTTATTCTAATCTTTGCATTTCTTAATAAAGCTTGTTTGTTTTTTCTTACTCTATTAACCACATACTCCTGTACACCTAACTTTGAACTTAGAATAGAATACTCTATATATGCATAAATATATTCTTCAAATAATTTATTGACACTAACCAAGGAATTATCTCCATTCTCCATTCCGTCTGAAACGTATTCTAAAATACATTTTTCATTAGCCATTCCTGAGCTAAAGTTTATTACCCCTCCTTTTTTGTTTATAGAAAAGGTAGGATTAGCATTTGCTGTTTCTGTATTTAAACCATATCGTGCTCCAATACCATAATCAAAATACCAAGCACCATCACAACACCATCCCTCTTCTCCGTCAAATATACTATTAGAGTTTAAATAAATACTTTTAAGTCCACCTGTGATTCTTTGAAAATCTAAATCTGAATACTCAGGTTTTAAAATATTTCCCTCATTGTCAAATAGAATTCTACAATTGTTGTCTTGTAAATAAGCACCACTCCAATTGGTTTGAATGTTTTCTGATAAAGGATAAAGTAATCCATTTCTAAACACAGAAATTCTTACCCAATTAACATAGTCAGGAGGCAATACAAATCTTAAAGTATTACAAACATCAAGCTCTAATATTTTTATTTCTTTAAAAGCATCATAGTTTAGTTCTTGTATACCCCTCTTTGCATGAAACAAAATCTTATATCTCTCTTCATTATTTACTAAGGAGTGATTACCTGAGTACATTAATAAGAAGTTAGTTACAATATCTTCTAAGCTTACATATTGATATGAACCCAATTAGCATCTTCAGGTGGGTTACCTCCGTTTTCGTAATATTGATATGGTGTTATATACATAAACTATTATTTTTCATTGTTGTCTTCATACTGCTCACTTGCTTGTGCGAATTGTACTGCAGCTATTTCTCTTATTGACATACCTGCGTATTGTAAAATTTTCATTATCACAGTTGGCTCGTCATCTAATGGTAACTCAAGGTCTTGATAAGATGGGTTGGACTGATTAAATACAGGCTCTCCTCCCGACAAGGAAGTGTACGTCCATTGAGGGTCAAAAGGATATCTTATATACTGACAAATAACTTGTCCCGGATTGTTAATCGTAGGAGGGAATATATCGCTAGATAAATTCTCTGTTGTGTATGCAGGGTATCCTAGACTTGGTGAAGTTAAGATAGAATTATTTAATAAAGTTATCTTACTGTGTGTAACCTTCTCTATTTCTTTGTACTTGTACTGCTGATATATAGTATAATCTAAAGGTTGTGTGTTAACTACACTAGGAGTTATCCTCAAATTTGTCGCACTTAATACATCAATTATAGAAAGGTTGTATGTTATACCACCCACTACTATTCCTACTATGTCTCCAACTTTTACCCCTATTGAAATAAAATCTGCTCCTGCATCTATTATTTCATCATTACCAAAGCCAAAGCCTGTCGTGGTTCCATTTGCTAGAATCACATCATTAACAAGCATCTTATTAATTAAATAATAATCGTTATTGGTAGTCAATAAAGATGGCAATAAATAATTATTAGTGTTTGGGGAACTTTGAGTTAAAGGTAGTGTTACTGAAAATGTATTGATTACCTCCTCATATCCTTTTGTGATGTCAGCGTATCCTGTGCCTGACAATCTCTTATTCTCTTTGTTTAGTTGATAGTTATATTGATAAAAATAATCTTCAAATATATCTAGCTGTGCTTGCTTTGCAAACAGATTAAAATCTTGCGGAGATATGTATCCATAATTATTTTTATTAAGAATAGCTAATACCGTATTTCGTACCGAATTTATCATTCATAAATAATTTTACACAAAGATAAGAAAAAAAAAAAGACCCCTTTGTTTTTAAAGAGGTCTCCTAGAATTGTTTGCCTTAGCAATTTATTTTAATTGTTTTTCTAAATATTCAAGTTTCTCTACTCCTTCATCTGTTTTAAAGTAAGAAGAGATAACATGCATTGGGTCTTCACCAAATGGGATAGTTAGTAATCTTTTTTTGTTTGATGGCAGATTAAAATAAACATCTTTGTTCTTGTTTCTATATGCTAATAATCTTTCATCAAAACATTGTTGAACTATAGAGTACAATTTTAAAGATGGGTCATCAAGTGCCTGTAGAAATTCAGCAGGATAGTTACGAGAATACACTAGCATGTCTCGTTTTAATTCTGCAGTAGACATTTTACTTATGTCTCCCCTTAGTATTACTCTACCTAAAGTTTCCATTTGTTCTAAGGACATTTGCTTAGCTGCAATCAACGCATCTACTTCTACATTAAGCATCTCTACTTCTTTAGCTGCGTCAGCTGCGGTATCTACTTCTTCAAATTTCAAACCATTTAAAGGGTGATAAGCTAAAAATAATTGTAATGCTTGGTTTTGTTTTGGAACTCTAAGCAATCCTGATTCAAATATAACAGGAGTAACAATAGCGTTGCCATCTTGCTCATCCTTAAAAGGACTCATCTGATTTGTTGCGTATCTTATTTCTCTGTTCTGACCTGTTTCTTCATCGAAGTAAAGTAAGGGTCTACGCTTTGAACTCTTGGAAGGAAGCATGAAACTTAACGGAGCCATACCTCTAGTCAAACGATATATTCGTGACTTAATTTCTTTTTTGTTTTTCATTATAATAAAAATTTAATTTGATTTAAAAAAAATAATTACCCTCGTCATTATAACGAGGGTAAATATTACTACTTATTACTACTCTTCAAATAATACAAAGTTATTGGCACCCATAACACAAACACATCTTTCTGATAAGAAGTTTACTCTCATCTCGTCAATGTCTGTAGTTGCTGCTCCACCTGCTGAACCTGTAATCCAAGTCTTGTAACGTCTGTCTTCAGTTTCTGAAGCTCTATAACGTACATGAAGGAAAGGACGCTTAGCGTTTTTACCAAGTACTTGGTCGTAAACACTTGTTGAACCTGCCGGTACTAATAAACCTGTGATAGCACCTGAACCTGCAATTACAGGGTTGTTTGATAAACCACCTCGCATCGTTGGGTCATTTAGGTACTTCCAATCAGACTTGTAGAAATCATAACCTCTACGGAATCCTGTGAATCCTAAGTTAAGAGCCATCTCCTCATCGTTGTCAAACAGTCCGTAAGACGTACCACCTGCACCGTAAGAGTTTTGAGCCGCTAACATGTCATCAATATCGAATCCAAATTGTCTGTTAACAAAGATTACGTTCTCTTCAATTGCACCTTGCTTATCTAATCGGTCAATAACCGCATCAAAGTCAGCTAATGCATCAGGGTTTCCACCTCCCCATAAGTTACCTCTTGTTCCTACTGCGTGGAATACACCTTCTGAACCAATGTAACCTGCAGCTGTTGCTCCTGAAGCTGCCTCTGCAGGTACTGCTTCAATCATTGCTGTCTCTAAGTAATCATCGAAACGTAATCTTGTTTCATGCTCAGACTTTAGGTACCATAAGTATCCTGAACCACCATTCTCTGTTGTAATCTCAATCCATCCGATTTGAGCCATATCAGAACCATTTACTAGATATGTATCTTTTAGGATAATTGGATTGTTTTCAAAGATGTAGTCATCAGATTCTAATGAACCATCCATTCCTGCTGTTCCTTTTTGAAACTCAGAACCATAGATAAATACAGTTACATCACCGTTACCTACTCCTGTTCCTGCGGTTACTAAACCTGCAGCCTCATAAAATGCAACTGTGAATTGTAATACGTTACCACCAACAGCAACTGCTGTGATAATATCTTTGTTCTCACCTGTTCCACCATTCTGATTAATCACAACAGTTTGACCAACTCTAAGAGCCGGTGCACCTTGTGCGTCAAAAGGATTGCTACCTGTGATTACTGTACCTACAGGGTTAGCCCCTATAGCTGAATCATTAATTTGGAACGTTGCTGTCGCAGCGTTTGCTGCAGCTGCTGTTCCAACATCTGTATACTTAATGTGTAATCTCCCTTGTTCTGCCCATTTGATAAGGTCAGAATTAGAAGGCATCTCAGCTCCTACCATTCTTAAGAATGAGCTAAGTGTTCTGTTTCCATAACGTTCAAATTCTTTTTCATAAGTATCCGGAAGATACTGATTTAAGAAATCAAAGTTAGTAATGTAATTAGACTCCAATGGAACCTTCTGAGCACTAGGCTGTAAAGAAAATCCCGGAGTTACGTTTAAAGCTCCTGCCATTTTTTTAAATTTTAAATGTTAAATATTATTTTTTGTTACTTCTAATCTTGAGTCCTCTTCCCTCTGTTGGGTTGATTGCTCTGATTGTCATACCATCCTTCTTTATAACTTGAGGTGCATCCCTCGTAGACATATTAACATTTTTCATTTTTCTTGTTACATCTGTCGTTCCATCAGATTGCCCTTGTTCATAAAAGAACTTAGCAAACCTTTCGGGATTTTGAGCAATCGAAACTGCTCTGTGGTATCCTGCTGCGTCAGACACTAAACCTGTTTCTTCATCAATAAACCTTTTAAATAAGTTTGATGAATCAGAATTCAAGCGTTTAATCTCATCCACATTCTTTGTAGGCAAAAAAGTTACTGTCTTATCTTCCCCAACTTTAAAGTCAAAACCTTTGAACTCATTGTGGAAAACTTCATCGGTCTTATTTAAGAACCAATCTCTTTTTCTTTTTGCCTCTTCATCGAATGTCTTAGCCTCTAACACATATTTATTGTAAGCCTCTAGTTGTTCTTTTTGCTCTAGAGAAAAAGCTGCCGTACTTGACTCAAGTGGCTCTTTGTACATCTCTTTTTGCGAATCGAAAAACTTTTTAGCTTTACCAATCTCTTTTTTAAAAGCAACTTTCTTTTTCTTAATTACATTTTCATCATCCATATCTACATCATAACTAAAGTCATCCATCATATAATCAATGTCTTCAGCATCTAATGCATCTTCTGTTGCGGAATAGTATTCTCTAAGAAGTTGCTTTTCGTCCATAGCTCCAAAGTCTCTATTCAGCTTTGAATAGTCTGCAAAACTACGTCCTATTTTTTTTCTGTACTCTAAATATGCAGCAACATCTTCAGGTATTTGTTCGTTTGCTTCTTTCGTAGCAAACAAATCTGAAACTGATGACACATCTTTATTGTATCTATTCTTAATAAATGAAAGAACATCCTCCTCACTTAGCTCTGAGGGTGGAGCTGCTGCTGTGCTATCTAAACCATCATCAGCGTTTACGTCTTGCGTTGTTGGTGGTGTTCCGTTTGAAACATCATCTACTGTAATTGGGGCTACACCTTCTGCAGTTTTCCCTTCAGCCTTATCTAAAAGTGCTTGTTCTTTTTGAGCTATAGACTTTTCATCTATTGACCCAAGATCTTTTACTGTAATTTCCATTTGATTTAATTTTTACAAAGTTAATAAATGTTTTTCGTTTAAATTATTTACTATCGTGGGTCGAATTCAGCTAGGTCAAAACCATCTAGGCTGTCTTCATTTGATTCGAAATTTTTTGGTGGAAGGTTATTTTTCCTTTGATTTATAAGTTGTGATTGTTCAGTATTTTGCTGTGAGATTCTTTTACCTTTAGCAGTCTCTCTTTGAGTCTCTCTACTTTCTAAAGCTTGTTCAGTCATGCCATGTAACTGTAGATTATAATTAAACTCTTCTGCCATTAGCATCTTCTTCAAGTTAGCTTCGTTGTTCATTTTCTCAATCTCGAATGCTATCTCTGCTTGTTTTAACTGCATCTTGCTTTCCATTTCCATTTGAGCTTTTTGCATATCAGCTTGTGATTTAGCTTGTACTATCTGCATTTGTTGCTGAGAAGCCATTTCTTGCTGTTGAGATTTCTGTTGGTTTTCTCGTTCTTCTTTTTGCTTACGCTTTAATTTTAATAATTGATTTGCAAGTTTCAAGTTTTTTATCTCACGAATATCAATAGCGTCCTCTAGGTTAATGTCACCCTTAGACAGAGCCATCTGTACATTTTGTTCTAACTGTGCTCTTTGTTCCTCGTCAGGTGCTACATCTATAAATATTCCGAAGTCATATATATACAAATCCGAAATATCATTTAAGATACTAACGTTATATTTTCCAATCTTATTAATGAAGTCATCTTTAAAGTCAGAGTATTCTAAAATGTCTCCAACTCTATAAGTCAATGCCTCAGCTAAAGTTCTATAAATATATAAAGCACCATCAAGAATATGTCTAGTTGCTACATTAGAGTTTAATGCTGCTAACTTTTGTAGACCAACTAAAGAATTAGGGTCAGGACTTGAAGCATCTCTAGCCTCGTTTAATCCTGTCACCTGTCTAATCATTCCTAAGTAATGATTATAATTTGCAATAAGCATCTGTGTTTTTCCTGAGCCTGAACTAGTAGTTAGTTCTTTGATAGGAATCTTCCCTTGGTTGTAGTCACCTTCTTGTGTATAGCTTCTACCAATTACCGAACCTGTTTGAAAATACAATCTCAATGCATCTTCAGGGTTGTAAGCTCCTCCCGTTCTAAGGTCAACTTCATTTAAACCATCAGCATCTATATAGACACCATCAGGCACAACTCTAGCAATTACTTGTTGTAACTTTAAGTGGGTAATCTGAATTAAATCTGCAAAAGGAATCATTCGTCTAACTAAAGACTCTATATTTCCTTTGTACATTCTTGGTGCTACTGCTACATAATTAGGAATAGCATGTTGACTAGATGATTTTGGACGCACCATGTTTTGAGCTAACTCCCATTTTAATACAATGTTAGTTCCCATAACCATTACTCCATCATACCATACATCAATAGTCTTTTCAATTTTTTCGAAGTTTCCTTCTTCCATTGTTTCAACAGGTGGATTGAATTGGTCATCTTTCTCGATAACCTTGCTTCCACCGGTTGCCATAATTTTTTTCTTAAATACTATTTTCTTAGTAGTCTTGTAATTAAAATATAAAAGAGTACATGTGTCTCTGTAAAACATATCGTTCTCATAGTATTGAGCTACATTGTAGTAGTCATACCAATTTTGACTATACTTACTAATCTCTTCTAAATCTTCATTAGTTAAAGTTGGGTCTATCTTCATCAACTCAATTATAGGCATAGTCTTTACCTCACCCCAATAGAAACAATCTGTAAAGTGTGGGTCTTCTGTATAGCTATACACTACATTTGCAGGGTCAACATATGATACTTGAACTCCTGAGCCTAACAGAAACTCATGCTTAGCTACAGAAATTCCTATAACCGTTAAATCATAGTCGCATCTTTTTCTCAAATCTAAATAGTGATTCTCTTCAAAAATAGTATTGATAGCTTCTTCCTCTGCTATTTCAATGGAAGGCTTATAATTAATTTGCATATACAACGAAAGCTCCTCATCGGTTTGAGGTAGTTCGTCAGGACTTGTAGTGAATGGGTCAAAGTCTGAGTTCTTTTGGACACTCAGTAAAAAATCTTTAGACACCATTTGTGCCTCAATCATATCTTGATACTTGGTTCGTTTAGATTGAGACATTGCGTCTTGAGCATATGCCTTTACTTTGAATAACCTATCAGACATCCCATTTACAACTATGTCAACAAATTTTGGAATGATAGGAACAGGTGTCCAATCTAAATTCAAATAACTTAAATCGCCATCAACGGCTATCTCATTCTTATATTTTGCTGCTGACTGCTCTCCTCTTGCGTACAAACGCAACCTGTGGAATTGACGGAATTGGTCATAGAATCTACAACCTGCTCCATCCCTACGAAACCATTCATATTGAATAGCTTGACCTATTTGTAGTCCATACTCTTTAGTTTCCTTCTCAGCGTCAGATACAAATTGACTTGGGAAAGCTGCAGATTTTATATTTACCTTTACATCTTTCATCTAATTATTTCGCTTTGTATGCCGGTATTAGTATACCTTGCAAAGTTAAGTTTTATTTTTGACTCTTTTCTTTCAGTTACATAAAGATGTTTTTGACATGCCATAATAGCTAAACCCGAACTAATACTAGCATCAAACTTAGTTCTGTTGTTAATGTCAAACTTTGCCCAATCCGTTAGAGTTCTGTTAAACGGCATTGTGCCCATCTCATCAGAAGGTCTAAATACTGATTCAAAATCTACATCTATGTACTTCTCTATATATGATTCTATAGCCGATGCATGTGCTTGCTTTACCCCCTCGCTTGAGTTAGATATCCCTCCTAATTCTTTTTCTGTCTTGGACAATTTGTTAAATTGTTTGTCAGGTCTATTGATACAATATTTTCTATAGCCTCTATTCTTAAAGTGATACAACAAACGAGGTTTATTGTTTTCTACTAATATAGGCATACCATAAAAAACACATGCCATTAATACATCTTCAAAAAATATTTCAGCAGTCTGAGGTCTAGCTATGTACTCTAAGAAAAACTCATTACTTGGTGCGTCATCCATGTGGAATTTAGTAAGACCATGTAAAGCTCCATTAGAGCCACCTCCACCTACTACTCCACTAATGTCATAACTGTCACAACCAAAAGCACCAAGGTGTTCATTTCCCGGATACTTACTTCCATTTTTTTGATGTGCGTTGTTTTGAATGTTACTTGATGGTAACCAAGAGATGTTAAATCTTCCTTTTGAATCAGGAACCCAAACTACCTTTGTATCCTTTATTCCATTCTCCCAAACAAACTTTCCTCTTGTGATGTGATGCTCTTTAATCATAGAGTCATTGTAGTCTATTTGTTGATACAGCTTAGTTAGATTGAATATAGATTGTTTGCTTTCATCTCTAAAGGCGTGTGATTCAGTTCTAGGAAACTGTCTATAATATTCGTTTAGTGCATCAGCATCTCCCTTTAAAGAATCTACCTCTGCCTCCCAATAGTCTATTGCTCCCTGATAAATCATCTCCCCATCTATTCCTTCTACTTCATGAGGTGGATTTTCTAAGATAGGCATTCCGTATCTGTCTATAAACCCTTCCATGTTCCACTCCATTGGAATAAACAATGCATACATTCCACTCTTTGTTTGTCCATTACGATTTCTTTGAGTGACATCTGAATCGTAATACAAGTCTTTAAAATTATCACCACCTTTTTCTAGTGCATTTGAGGTTGAACCCATCATGCATTTACCAATTACCTTACTACCTAAACGCAGACAGGTTTTAGTTACCCTCCAATTGTTTAAAATATTATTAGGCTTAACCCATTTACCGCTTTCATCGTGTACTAATAGCAATAGTTTCTCACCATCATAAGAGTTATCGTCTGTGTTCTTCCAATCAATGGTGGTGTCTAATCCTTCCATATCATCTTGAAACGTTTCATGCATATTCTTTTTTGTAATCTTAGACGCAGGAACCCTATAAGCTAATTCTGATTTAGGCTTATCCATTCCATCTTGTATGGGTTTAAAAAAGAAAGGTAAACTATTTGATATAGGAACCACTTTGTCTGTAAACATTTTTTTAGCATCAGCACCTGTCTTAGAAAGTATGCCAATCCTTGCATCTTTTGCAAGTGAAGCTGTATTAATACATTCAGCTGAACCCATAAAAGAAAAACCGGAACGTCTTATTTTTAAATATACCATTCCAAAACTTCTGTTGTCGGCTTTACAAGCTTCCCAATAAATAAACAATGCCCTATTAGCCTCCCTAAAATCAGGAGAGCCTACGTCAATCTTAGTCCATTGCAGATACATGTAGTGTGAACCTGTTATATAGGTTGCCACTCCTCTATTCATAAACCAATTACCTTGTTCTCTATAATCAAATTCGTTTTCTATATAGTCAATGTATTGGTCTTTAAAAGAATTAGGCATTTCATTCCATTGAAAGATAGTTTTTATTTTAGCTAGATTTTTTGGAAGCTGTTTCTTTTCCCAATATTGATTTAGTTTGTTTTCATTTCTTGCGTATACTTCTTTTGGTTCTTTAGGTAGTGCAATTTTTAAATTAGAAATTTCCACCACTTTACCAATCTGACCACTACGAGAAATTATAACTAAATCATATTTCTTATTATAACCATACAGCCAACTGCGTCCTCTGTTTTTATTAGAGAGCACATTTTTTGGTATATAGTTTTTTATTTCTTTAATCATTTAGAACGTCTTTCTGCAAATCCCTGCTTTGTCATAGGCTTGCTTTGCCCTAGGTCTAAAGCTTCTTTCTCTGCTTCAATTTTATTTAGTATCTCAAACGCATCCATAATACACAGCTTCTTAGTAGCTGCGGCATTTTTTAATCTGTCTGCTGATATATCATCTTCAGGGTCGTGCTTAATAATATCTTCCTTAGCAACTTTGATTAGTTGGTCTACTGCTCTGTAACCTGCTTGAATTATCTTTAGTTTAGTTTCTTGGAGATTCATACGCAATAATATTTTTAGACCTAATTCTATATAATTTCTGTTCGTCAAGTTTAAATTCATATTCTGAATCAGGATTAAACGTAACTATATCTCCTTTCTTAATACCATGTTTCTCTATAGACTTACACGTATATTGCATTACACCCATTAAAGGTTCGTCACTAAAGGGTTTGTATATGTAAGTTTCTGTTGCAGGTAGTGGAGCAACAAAACAAAAAGGCTCAATAGCAATCCATTGATTTGTTTTTTTATACATATAGTATTGAGTATCATCTATAAAAAACCTATCGTCTTTGAAAAAACTTTTACCGCTTTGTCTTCTACCATACATATCATTGTAATACTTAAATACATTGTGGTGAACCAAAAGGGTGTCTCCTGCTTCTATAGGTCCTTTGTAGTTAAGCGGCAGACTTACTACGACAGCTTCACGATTTGAAAAAGAAGCTGACTCTTCAGAAGTATCTAGAATTATTTCTAAACCTTCTATTGTTTTTATATTATCATACCTTCTATTGTTAGAAGGTGTGACTATAAATTGATTTGGTGATTGCATTTAATTAAAAATTAATATTGTATTCTAGGGACACAGGCATTGTTGTGTTAAATTGTTTCCACAATAAAATTTCCTTCTCACTAGAATCTTCTATATAAATTTGATAAGCGTTTTCTTCTATACTAAATTTTATTAAATGTATAATATAGTTGCCACCAAGAACCGGTTGACCAACAAGGTAATGCATTGCTCCCGATTTATAATCAGGACCTACTGAGATTTTTCTAATGTCCATTTTAAATTTGATTTAAAACAAAGATAGGCAAAAAAAAATACCCCTGAAAACAGAGGTATTATTCGAGGGGGG